AAATTCATCCAGCTCGGGAAGTGTGCTGGGACTGGCATGCACATTCACGGTTATCCTCCTGTTTTATAGAAGGATACCTTTTTGCGTCACAACTGACAAAGTAGTACTAAGCACTGTTCAATCGCCCGCCGGTTCTATACGGGAAACCATAACGGCGTTTATTCAGCGATAAATTGACGCAGGACGCATCAGTGACTGTGCCGGGGTAGAGAAAGGTTTTGCTCTGGCGCGTTGTGGGGGCGATTATATCACGATCCTGGAACCAGGGACGGGTGAACGCCTTCGCCTGAAGGGGAGCGTATACAGCCGGAAGAACTTTAACCCGCGCTACACCGCGCGCCCTCAGGTGCGTTACAGGATTGCCGTTGCCTAAAGACTATCTGCTCCCTCGCAGTAGCAAATCTTCTTCTTAACTGAGGAGAAACTTTATGGGTGAGTTGGTCAAAGGAGTGTTCGCAGCCCCCCTAGCAACCTTATTTATCGTATCCGGGATCCTTTTTTTGCTCATCGCGGTGGTGGGCACTATTACCGGAAAAATTGATCCTGGTGACAAGGCCCGAATGGTAGCTGGAGTTATTGGCTTATCATTTATTGTGCTTGGTCTCACCATGCATATTCAGCCAGGCAAATCGGAAGAATGGATTGATGGGGGCAGAAACGAGAAACCGTGCACCAAAATCTGCGAGGAGAACGGAAAAGCGTGCAAGGAGGCACGGCGAAAGAGCGAGGACGGCCAAACAGAGGTCAGCTGCGATTTTTGGGGCGTCAAGGGTGATCCGCGCTGGAAAAATTGCCTCTGCGGATAGGGGGGTGTGTAGCATCCGAACGACTATGCGCTGCGGCGCATTTTCGTTCCATTGCTACACACAGGCCGATAACGGTCAGGTGTTCCGCTGTGATGCAAGCGGATGGACAAGGATTCCCTCGCCTTGGACCGAACAGACCCGCTCCTTGCGCAAAGCTCTCATTGAAAATATCTTCCAGCATCACTTACAGCTTGCTTTCTGGTAAATCTTCCAGTATACCTTGCGGCTCCAGATAACAAGAGAGGATTTATGTCGAAAGAGTTCAAGGTTCGTTCATACGGACCTAAACCAAAGGAAAAAGCACTGGAAAATCGTTTGCGGCGTATGGCTGATAGGCGAGGGCTTAAGCTGATGAAATCACGCCGCCGTGATCCAAGAGCAGTCGATTTCGGAGGGTATGCCCTAGTTGACCAAGCAACTAACGGGATTGTTTATGGAACTGGTCACATTGGGAGAATTACAGCATCCCTAGATGAGATAGAAGACTTCCTTAATCAGCCCTGATGCTGCGCAAAGCTCATTTTTGCTGTAACAGCTTTTTCAGTCGCATCGCGCCCTGGTGGTACGTTCCAGCGCCCGGTTTCAGCCCAAGCGCAGCGCACAGGCCGCTTGGCAGGGGCGAATGATTCCCGGAGAACTCGCCGACGAAATACCCGATGCTATACAAAATTCCGTCATGCCGTATGGACCTCTTGCCCTCAAGAGCGGCGTGAACGGCTTGGGCGAACAGGTTTTCATTCCCGATTTTTTCAAATTGCAGCATTTAGAAATCCAGAAACGGGCTGAGAGCGTTAGGTGCATCCGGCTCAGCAACAACGCCTTCACGCGAAGAAGGCCCGGTCATGCCGAACGCACGCAAAAGCCGCTGTAACTGCGTCATGCGCGAACTGCTGAACAATTCGGGGTGCTGCCGGAAATCGCTCATCATGCAAGCGGCCAGTTCTACCGCCAATCTATCGCACCGGGTAAGCAGGCGGTTTTGCGCCGCGTCGATCTCGGCCAGCTCGTGCCAACAAGCCTGTTGGTCAATCGTGAGATGCTGCGGCGGATCGCCCAAAGCGCCCAGTTCCGCCGGTCCGGGCGTTTTTCCCCGGTTTTTGTAGCGTTTCGGATTTTTCTTCACTGATCCGGTCAATTCCAAGATTTTCAGCGGTTTTTTAGGGGGCATTTTAACCTCGTATGAATTATTTCGTTGTGGCGGTAGGAAAGAAAGGATCGCACCGATGTACGTCTGCGCTCGTTTTAAGTGCCGACCGGGCCGGGAGGTGCTGCATCACTGATTCCATAAATGAGCCGGATCAATGGGATTGCCCGCAGCATCCGCGCCACGCAGAGCGCCGCCCTTTTCCTGCCGTTGTTTGTCAGAGTCATGGCAGGGCTTACACAATCCAGCCCAGTTGCCTTTAGAATCCCAAAAGAGCACCGGATCGCCACGGTGAGGCTGAATGTGATCGACCAAAACTGCCGGTTCTGTCCGCCCCTTCGCCAAGCACGGGGCGCATAACGGATTGGCGCGGAGGAAAGCCAGACGTGCCGCACGCCAGCGCCGATCATTGTAAAGTTTCTGCGCCTGCTTTCCCTCAGCTGATCGACTCGTATCCCGCGCCTTTGCGTGCGCCTCACAGCGAGGGCGCGGACCATACGCCAATTTGGCGCAGCCAGGATGCCCGCATGGCCTCAACGATCTCTTAGGCATTTTGGGTTTCCTGGAAGCGCTCAGGGAATGCCTCTGCATAGGTTTTTTGCCCGCTCGCGCCCTTGTCTCTCCGATTCTGCCAGAAATGCGCAGGTGCGGTTGACGGTGGCGCTTCGTGCTCGGCGCACCATTCCTTGTCCGACAACATCGCGCGACAGCCGATAGCACGGCATGGGCGGAATGATCTTATTTTTTCGTCGTGCATAAAAACCCTCTCTCATTCAAACACCGGCGACGCGCGGAGGAAACGCTCGCCGCCGGTGCTGTTCAATCGCCAGCGCCCATGTCTAAACGCTGGCGGAGACACCCGCCAATCGCAAGGCGGCGGGGATTCCATTACGAAGCGGAGAAGCGCAGCAATTTCACGGCTTCGGTGTTAATCAGCGCTCCACCAACTCTCCGAGCGGCGTAGAACTTGATGAACGGTTTTTCAGTGAAGGGATCGCGTAGCATCGTGAAATTTGGGCGCTCAACCACTTGATATCCCGCCTCAAAATCACCGAACGCAACCGAAAGGCTGTCGCTGCTAATTTCCGGCATATCCGCCGCAAAAACAACAGGATAACCAAGCAAACGGTCCGGCTGACCTAACTGCATCGACGGCTGCCATAACCAAACGCCGTTCGCATCGCGCATCCTCCGAATCGCCGCGCCACTACTGCGGCTCATAAGCCAAACAGCGTTCGCCTGGTATTCATCTTTCAACGAATAAACCATTGAAACCAATGGATTGGCATCGTCCGCGACAAGGCCGCTGATCGTGTCGAACGCGCCAGCCGCTCCGGTTGCGATATGTTGAACAGTTCCCCAAGGGCGGGTGTCATCATCATCGCTTGACGTTGGATAGTCCAGAAAGCCGCGAGGCTTGCCGATTCCGTCACCGCTAACGAACGCGGCCCCCTCAAGTCTTGCAAAGCGCTTTGCTATTTTCTCTACAATCCACTGCTCGATATCGATTGCAGCGTCATCAACCAGCTTCTGCGTAGCTTTCGGCTGCGCGTACATTTCGTGAAGCGGAATAGACCATTTTTGGATTGTTGGCGCTGCCGTTTCAGGGCGCGAACCGATTTCAGAAACCCAGCCTGCCGCCGGTTCATCAACGTCCGCGATTCCTTCCAAGGTATCCCCTTGCGGCAGAATCTGAACGCTGGCAATCTGGCGTAAGGGGCTGATTTCAAAAATCTTTTTCGCCACCTTTTGAGAAAACTCGGGCGGCACAAAAAACCCGCCTTCGCTATCGCTTCCAACGCTCAATTTGCTTTGAATATCAGAAGTTAAGCCGGATAAAGGCCGTCTCAAATATTCACTGAAGGCGGATGGATAACCATCGTCTTTCAGCCGCGCATCACCGTAACGGCTGAATTTCGCATCAACCGGTATGCCAGCACTGAAAAGGTTATTAAGATCGAGTCGATTAAGCCGACGCTCGATTCCATCCATTTGATCCGCGCGGGAATCCCAGCGCTCACGGAACTCGCCCCATGCAGCCCCGATTTTGCCGACTTCATCGGCGATTTCAGAAAGTTGTGTCATTTACTCCTCTTCAGATTGTTTATGAACTATTACTTTGTAACGATCGTATTCCGGCGGCGAGACCTCGGTTTTTACTATTGCTTTGTAATGGTCTGGCTCCGGCGTTGAGACATCGGTTTGCACCAGAATTCCAGTGCTCGTTTTCTCCGCTCCGGGGCGGCCATAATCTTCGCGCGTTTGTTCCGGCGTCAGCGGCTGCACCTCCACCAGCGCTCCCGGAGAGCTTTTCCCGGTCCAGCCGCGACCGGAACCATCATCTTCGACGCCTAGCGCTTTGAGCTTTTCCTTGTACTCATTAAGGTACGACGTCTGCGCCTGACTCCACGGTTGATGCTTGGCCTGCAGATGAGCGACTTCGAGCGCGGCCTGTGACAGGAACCCGCCTGACAGGGAGGCGGTCAGATCGAACAGCCCGCCGGTTTTGGGTGTGCCATCCGCTGCAAAGACGATGGTTTTTGCCTCGTCCTCCGCCTGTATTTTTGCGACTGCCCTGGCGAAGGTGCGCGACACCGACACGCTTTCAATCGTTGCCGCAAAGTATGGATCACTAATAGTTCGCGCGAGAAATTCTCTAAAGGTCTCAGAGTCGCCATCAGTTGGTTTCAATGGTGCATAAGTAGACACAGAGTTAGGTGACTCCCCTGGCTGCTCACAAACAAGAAGAGCAATCAATAAATTTGACACATGAATTGCGTCCACATGAGGCGCGTAGATTCCACGCGGCCCACTTGGCAGAAAGCCATTATCTCTCAAAAATTTTGCTAGCTGATCAACAGAAGAACGCCGCCATATTTTACGATCATGCTGTTTCTGCTGTTCCAGCAAATTCAAAAAAACGTCTATCGCTTGTGATGCATACATAATTCAACCCTTTCATTGACTATAAATCACCAATTCACTGATGCCAATATATAAATACGTACAATCTCGTAAAATTCACTTGATATTTTCTACTAGAGCTTTTAATGTGGTAGAGGTTTACATAAACATGGTCAAGGTAAAAATGAGAATTTTAGGAGAGAAAGAGCTACTTCGTAAGGTTCCAGTATCACGCATGACTTTGTGGAACTGGGAAAAATCAGGGACATTTCCCAAACGGCTTAAGTTGAGTTCTGGAAGGGTTGGCTGGATTGAGTCAGAGGTAGATAAATGGCTTGCAGAGAAGGCGGCGCAGCGCTATGGAGCCTGAAACTCCCCGGCAACCGCCACTCAGCCTCAGATGGGAAACGCGCCATCATTGGGAAGCACTCTGCGCTGAATTCGGCGGGAATGAATGTACCGCCAGCGTCATCCTGGCGCTGACAACGGCCCAGGAATGGGTTTCCTACTCGCGGAACAAGCAGCATTACGTCCTTCCCAGGAGATACAAAAACAGGCTGTACTATTATGCTGGCATTGTCGGCGCAGCCGATCACCTTGACCGCTTGGGACTTATCGAACACGATAGGAAGCGGCCAGGACCACGCGGCTGGCAATCAAGTATGCTGGCGCGGCCGGAGTTGATAAACCGAACGAACGCGGTACTTGCAGAAGGCCCGCCATTGAAGCTTTTCCTGCCACGCGAAACCATTATCCTGAGGGACGCGGCCAAGCAGCCGACTGACTACCGGGACGACGCGAAGACTATGCAAATGCGAAGGAAACTGGCACCGATTAACGAGGCAATCAGCAGCGCCGAAATTTCGGACAATGCGGGGGCGGCGCTGTCGCGGATATTCCACGAAACCTTCGAGCGCGGCGGGCGATTTTATGCCTCCGGTGGCGCGTGGCAGGCGACGAAGAAAGAATGCAGGCAGCGCCTCACGATTGACGGAGAACCCGTTGTTGAACTCGATTTCAAGAATCTCCACGCCGTGCTGTTATACGCCGAAGCCGGAGCAACCCCGCCCGCAGATTCTTACTCAATCGGCCGTTGGCCCCGAAACCTCGTCAAACTGGGTTTTCTTGTGCTGGTCAACGCCAAAAGCCACCAGGCGGCGAAGCTGAAACTGGCCAATGACGAACACATGGCGGAAATCGCCCCTCCTGGCTCACAGAAAGCGATGCAAGCGGCGGATCGGCTGATTGGCGACATAAAGCGCGTTCACGCTCCAATATCGCGGTACTTCCACAGCGATGCAGGCGCGCGGCTGATGGAGAAGGACTCCCGCATTGCCGAGCGCGTCATGCTGAGCATGTTGCGCCAGGGCGCGATCGCGTTGCCGATTCACGATAGCTTTCTGACCCCCAGGTCAAAGGCCGAATTGCTGAAAGAGGCGATGGTAAAAGCGGCTCACGAAGAGGCGGGTTTAGCCGCTGAAATCACCCATTCCTGAGAACAGAGTCGAATCCTTATATATCAAGGCGGTATTGGTAATCTGACTTACATATGGGGGGGCGGGTCCTCCCCCTGCCTCTCCCCTTCTCTTCCTCCCCGGTCCTGTTTCAGCACATATCAGAGCCTTTTTTTGTGGACGGCCCATTTCACGCATCAAAAATGTGCATTTTCGGCGGCGGGCAAAATTAATATACTTGTAATACTTTTCGTGGTATTTTCTGTAGTATGGGAATACACGGAAGATATTACGGCGCTGCCGCCTGGAATCCAGAGCAAGACAGTAAGCCGAAGGCCGAGCCGGAAACTGGCGGCGATTTTTATCTGCGCGCCATGAATGCGGATGCATCGAACGCGCTCCGCAATAAGTGGTTGCGCGAGGGCGAGAAATAAATCGACTCGCTGAGCGCGCCTGCTATATTCAGGCATTCACACCACGAAAACAACTACACCTCTCATGACTTGCAGGATATGCGGCGCTTCCTTGCGGGACAAATGTACACATAATTTGTGTAGTATTTTCTGTAGTACATTTTGTAGTGGGGTTTTATGAAGAAGGCTGAGCCGATGAAGAAACGCCCTCGCCCCCTGGGACGGCCAAAGGGCCGGGAAGAGACTACCGTGCTCAATGTGCGGCTTCCGGTGAGTCTATTGGGCCGCCTGGACGCCTATCTCGAACACCGGGAAAGCACCGAACCTGAAAGCCTCAATCGGGGCATGGTGATTCGTCAATTGCTTGAAGATTTTTTGCGGCAAGAGGGGTTTTAGTGGTATAATTTAGGATCAAATAAGGAGGCCTATCTTGACCCACATTTTGATCTACCGGTCAACACCCTGATGCTGGGATAACCACAGTCTCGACCGGTTCACCCCACTGGTAAGAGTGGTAACGAGACAGCCTACTCTGGCATATAGATGACGTGGCAACGCGGCAAGGCTGGGATTGGGCGCTTAGCCGCTGATGTGGTATGGCGCGGCGTGGCGTGGGCTTTAGGTGCTTACCCGCTTAAAGCTTCATCCAACCAGTACCGGCTGCATTGCCGGTTTTTTTATGCCCCTTACCACACCTGCAATGCACCTGCATAGGGGTACAAGGCAGGCGTTTATGGCTCTGTAGTATGCCCCCGGAGTCGAAGGAGTTGTCAATCCTCTCAGGGACAGATTCACTTACTTATCTATTTTTTCTAGCCCAGTCTTCAATATCTTTTATAACCTTTAAAGCTTCTTCTCCCGCCTTTTTGTAGTTATTAAAATCTTCTTCTCCCGTCTTTCTGCAGTCATTCAATATATTTTCAAGAGTCTTTCTTTGTTCTTCAAAGTTCCTTTGTAAGTCTATAAGCATCCTTAATACTTCTTCTGGAAGCCTTGGATCCATATTTGGTAGATAATCACTCATATCGGTGTGTTCCTATAGAAACATCGTAAATATTTCTGATGCATAACCCCGTAGCCCGTGATCTTAGCATGTTTGTGAGGAAGACATCTAGTAATGTTTTATAAATCTCAAATGGTCGTTTGGGTTTTATACGAACTATGGGGTTGATTTCTGATACACTTCACAAGTGACTATAAAATAAGGAATAAGTGAACTTCAGAGGATTGAACTGCCGTGAGCGGTAACAGGTTCTGGGAGGGTCTTGGAAAAGTCAGTGCAGTGCTTGGTGCGTTTGGCGTTCTAGTAGGAATTTATGCCACTTTCAGAAGTGATGGCCCCAATCTGCATGCGGAGTGCTCATTAACTAAGGTCACAGGTTATTCCCTACTTGCTGATGCTTCCGATGACCTTAGCGCCATTCGAAAGGCGCAATCATTAGAGTCAATCCGGGATGTACTTGATGCATATTTCAAGGAGAGTGCCAAGAAGGAGGTGCCGATAGACACCTATAATATAGCGTCACGAATCGAGAACATGCTAAAGGCTGCATGGCCACAAGAGCTGATAGAGTATACGTGGCGCGGTAACTCTCAGCTATATAATACATACCTCGACTGTTCCGTTGTGAACGATGGAAAAAAAACCGCTGAAGATGTAAAGCTTATTACTAAGACAAAGGGTAATGCCACGATTACCCAGGTGGATAGTAAAGCTCGCGTGGTTCCATTCGATGATGTTATTGAAATCGGCGGGCTGCGGCCACGGGTTCCTGTCTCTCTCACCGCCTGGATAAATGGCTCCGCTGAGCAGTGGAACTCCAAAATAACTTATAAAGATGGCGACGGGACGATAGCATTCTCCGAACCCGTATTTGACATCTTCGATATGTACTCTCATTTTAAAACCACATATCCCGTATCTTATTTTGTTACCTTTATATTCTTCCTATCCCCAGTGGTCTTCTTAATAGTTCGTCGTGTATTTAGATTTTTTCTCCCCAAGCGATCCGAAACCAAAGATGCATCCTGACTTGCGGTGAGCATCGTGATCCAGTCAGGTAAGCAGGGCAAGCAGAAGACCTGTAGGTGTGTGAGTTTTATATGCTGAGACGATATTCTCTCCGCGTGACACGCTTTATCGCTTACTACCGAGTCTCTACAGTTAAACAGGGCGAGTCCGGCCTGGGGCTGGACGCCCAGCGTCAGGCTGTCGCCGGATTCGTTGCCGGACGCGGCGAGATCGTTGCAGAGCATACCGAGATCGAAAGCACCCGCAACAAGCGGCCCGAGCTACACGCCGCTTTGGAAGCCTGCCGCAAGCACAAGGCCACCCTGCTGATTGCCCGCCTGGACCGGCTGGCGCGCAATGTCGCGTTTATCTCGAATCTCATGGAAAGCCGGGTGGACTTCGTGGCCGTGGACATGCCGGAGGCCAACCGGCTGACCATTCATATCCTCGCGGCGGTGGCGGAACATGAACGGGAGATGATCTCGAAGCGCACCAGGGACGCATTGAAGGCCGCGAAAGCGCGCGGTGTCAAGCTTGGCAACCCGGACCCCCTACCCGCCGCACGGCTGGCCAATGCCGCCCTGCAGGAACAGACGGAACAATTTCACGCCACGGTCAAGCCGCTAATACAAAATCTTCGACTGCAAGGCTATACCCTTGCCAAGATCGCGGCGGAACTCAACAGCCGGAATGTTCAAACGGCGCGCGGCGGGTTGTGGTATCCCACCACAGTTCGGAACATCTTGCTGCACGATGCATGATCGTCTCGCCTTTTTCTTGCGAATGAACTTGACGTACATTATCCTTACGTATATGCGCGAAAGCGTCATTACGTAAATACGCATTGATGGAATTACGTGTATGCGAATCCTCCCCCTTGCGTCACAAAAAGGCGGTACAGGTAAAACGACCCTCGCCGCCCACTTGGCGGTTGAGGCGGAACGCAGCAAGGCAGGCCCGGTTGCCATCATCGATACCGACCCCCAGGGGAGCCTTGCCGCATGGTGGAATACACGGGAAGCCGCTACCCCGCTTTTTGCCGCCGTCAATATCGCTCAGCTCACGGACCATGTGCAGCGCCTGCGTCAGCAGGGCATCAAGCTCGTGATTATCGACACGCCCCCGCAAACACTCGACACCATCAACAACGCGAACGCCGTAGCGGATTTTGTGCTGATCCCAGCCCGGCCAAGTCCCCATGACCTGCGGGCGGTGGCAGCCGTGGTTGAAATGGTGGAACAGGCAAAGAAGCCATTCTGCTTTGTCATCAATGGAGCCACGCCGCGCTCAATCATTGCACAACAAGCAGTGAGCGCGCTTGCGGAGCATGGCAAGGTGGCACCGGCGACGATTCACCAGCGGGTGGACTTCGCGGCCAGCATGACGGATGGACGCACAGTGTCGGAACTCGCGCCGGAATCGCCATCCGCCAAGGAGATTGCGGTATTATGTAAATACGTCATGACGCAATTACGTAAATATGCAAAAGGAGAGTAAGCATGGCTAAGAGCAAAGCCGCCCCCCTCAACGCCGGTCTGTTAGTACGAAAAGGGGAAGCTGCGCCCTCTAGCAGTGAGCCGAACGCTTCCAGCACCACAGAAGCCCCTCTTCCAAGAGGAACGAAGAATACGGTTGCCGTTACTGTCAGGCTCGATCAAGAACGCTATCACCGGCTGGTGGGGTACGGCACGCGCTTTACGCCCCGGCGCACCAATCAGGAAATACTCGTTGCCGCCCTCGATGCTTTCTTAAACAATGAGGAATGACGTATTTACGTAAGAGCGTCATTCCTTAATCGGTCAGTTGCGGCTAAAGGTTCCTATTTTGATGTGGAATTGCACGCCATTTGCTGGCAGGTAATTCCTCCTTACGTGGCAATACGCGGAACATGTTCCGCTTTTCGCCAGCGCGTCCCAGGGTGAGTTTCATGGAGGGTTTCCAATCGTTACGCTGAGAGATTACGGCAACACCTTCACCCTTGCAGTTCCACCATGCGCTTTTCCACCTTTTCCAGTTGCCGCCGGAACGGCTTGGCAGCACGCTCAAACTCTTCCGGGAATTTTTCCTGCAAATATTTGCACGCAACGGCGAGAACGCCGGGATGATCCTGAAAATTTTTCATCGGGGTTTTGCGCTCGTTGTAGCAATACCCTGACTTTTCCGTTTCATCATCTCAGCCAGGCATCGTGCGGGTTTCCGCGCCATACCCCATGAAAGCTATGTGTTCTCAAAGAGTTATATCCTTCCCAAGTCCGCACCCCTTTTCTGCATGCTGA